TTATATGTCTCTGGTGTTGCCTGTGCGATGTCGACTGCCCCTTGTCCCCAGATTTTTATCAGCTTATCACTTGTGTAATGACCGTGTCTTGACAGCTTGTGTATTGGTTTTAAGTCGTCAGGGTGCCATCCATATAGTATCATGTGGTAGTGTGGTCTTGCTGTGTTGTCTCCGTACTCACCTGCTAAAAAGTATCTTATAGGATCTTTTACGGCCTTTCTGAGCCTTTTGATAAATAGTTGAGTTTCCTCTATACTCAGTGTTTGCGCCGTTCTTGGACGCTCTGAGGTGCCTTTCCAGACGTTTACACCGCCTTTGTAGATTTCGCCTGTTTCTGTGTCCTGCGTTGGCACATGGTCATCGTCATAAGTCAGTGTTATAAACCAGATGCTTTCTTTGCTGTGGCCGTATGCTTCCAGCTCCATCCGTGTGCTCCAGTCCTTTCGCTTGCGTAGTCTGCATCCGGTGCATTGTCCACATGGTATCAACATTACATCTTTGCGGTACATTAAATTTTCGTAGGTCAATTTGGTCTTGTGTATCTCGTTAAAAGAGGCGAGTGAGTACACCCGCCCACTCGCCTCTCTGTCATGAGGTACATAAAACCGGATTAACGGTTTATTGCATCCCATTTATTTAAGTTTTCCTTTCCAAAATTCGACGTTTTTGCTCCCGATGAAGTCTCTTCCCGGCTTGTATTCGAGCTCATCTTTGGTTGGTTTTCTTCCTGCGCCGCCTGTTCCGGCATTGAGGCTGCTCAGGTCATTGAAGATGTTCTTGAACGCGTTAAACGCTTTGTCTGCACTTGTGTGTTGCCAGCTTGTTGCGTCTCCGACTGCTTGCGCCGCGTTGTACCATGCCGATTCTGATTTGCTCCATGTGTTGTTGTGGTTTTGGCTTACTCCAAGAGCGCTTGCGCTTGCTGCACTACTGCTTGCAAGTCCCATACTTGCCCCGCTGATAGTGCCTTGTGCTCCGCCCGGTGTACTTGCCCCGCCTTGCTGGTATGCTAGGATAGGATTGATTCCCGCTTTGCGCATATCTTCCACCGCTCTTTGATATGCGGTGTTACTCATTTGCTCTTGCCATGCTCGATTTTTTGCCGCTTCTGCGCTGTTGTAGCTCATCGCTGCATTGTTGCTTATCTGGTTATACACACCTTGTGTGATTGCTGCCATGGTGTTATACCCCATCTGCTCATACATGCTTCGGCGGTTAAATTTTTGCTGGCTTTTCATATTTTCTTGGATTGCTCCAAGCATATTGTTCCAGTCCTGTAAGTTTTGTTCTCGGTTTACTCCGCTCTCGCTTTGGCTCTGTCCGCCGCCGCTGCTGCTGCTCTCGTTGTGCTGCGTACTGCCGCCGCTGCTTTCGGACATATTGCCGCCTAAAAGCTTGTTTATGCCCCAGCTTGCGATTGTTGGTATTGCTTGCTTGAGCAATGGTATTCCTATCGTTGTTAAGAGTCCCATAAAAATAAGCCCGGGGTTTTGCCCCGGGCTTTCCCCCTTTCGTGTTTAGTGATGGTCGACGAGTCCCGGAATACTGTACATAGGCATAGGTCTGACGCTGGTGTTGTCAATGACCGTGTCCATGATAAACTGAGGTTCATTGTCGACTGCCAGAGTTCTCTGAATTTCGGAGTCTCCCTCTTTCATCCATGCCTGACTGAGGCTTGGCGTTTTCGTGTAGTTGTCGCCGTAGTGCCAACTGTCCAGCGTTCCCGTTGCATTGCTGCGGAATTTGCCGCTGATTCTGTTTGGTTTCATACGGTATTCTGCCCATGCCTCTTGGTAGCCGAATGCTTGTTCATCCGTTGCGGTGCCGGTGAGATACAGCTCCTTTTTAAGGATAGCTTGCTCTCCCAGATTTGCGAAGACCGGGTAATAGAAATCCAGATTGGTTTTCCGGCTCCACATCCGTTCGAGACCCTGCTGATATGTATGGTCATGTCGGATGCAGCATACACCGATAACAAAACCGTGTTCTTCGAAGCTCTTGGTGAACATACTGCCATTGTACGGCGTTACGCTCACTGCTGCCGTGTTGCCCTGCGGACTCTCTGCGGTCGTGCCACTGGTCTGGATAACCTGACTCATGTTGATGGTGATTCTCGTGCCGCCTAGGTACTCCGGTATCTGTACCGTTTTATCGCTGATTTTGGTATGAAACAGCGAATAAATCATTTCACGGTATCTGCTGCCGCCGCGTGCGAGTTCTTCGTAATATTTTTGTACTTGGAATGCTTGCCGCAGTTGGTTGATGGTTGCACTTGTAACGTTGTTCAGTTCCGCTCCCATGTATCCCGTAAAATCCATTGAGCCGATGTTCGCAATGAGCCCGCTCATAGGGTCCTGCGTGGTGTCGATTACACTTTTGGCGTTTGCTTTCAGATTTGTTACTGCGTGGGCTGTGTTTCCTCCCGTTAGTGGCATTGGGTTGCTTAGTTCTTTGTTGGCGTACATCTTCACAGGTGCATTTCCGATTAGTGGAATTGTAACCGGTTCTCCCGCTTTCTGAGGGGAAGGCAAAGCCGATGTGAAGTAGTCGTGGTACTTATTGACAGGCAGAGGCCTGCCGCCCGTGTATGCGTTTTGCAGAATGTACTCCAAATCCGGTGTTGCCGCGTCCATTCCCTTGGTTTCGTCGTCCGTATAATTCACGGTCGCGTCTGCGGTGCTGTTTATGGCCGGATTGTCCACGTTTTGGTCTCTGAACCACTCCTGCCATATCATGGCGTAAGCGCGGAAAGGAAGTGCGTTTACGCTGAAGGCGGTGTCCTCCCCCTTGCTCACTTTGGTAGGAATGCCCATGTAGTCCATGATGCTTCCTTCGTATGGTGCTGGTTTTTCCGCCGTACCAGTTATTTTGATTTGCGGAATGGTGTACTCCTGAGTTTGTGCCCACGGCCCAGTGTCGTTCTCACCCATAAAGCGCTTGAAGTGTTCCCAAAGGATGCGACATGGGACATTAAAGTAATAAATGTCCATGTGACAGTTATCCATGACTGGAAAGATTGGCGTTGTCATGCGGATGATAGCTGCTTGGTCGATGCTAAAGGTATCACCCGGTAACACTTCATCGACGTAAAACGGGATAAGCTGTCCTGCGTTTAACGTCAGTTTGACATCTTGCCGTCTTTTGAATCGACTTCGTGTGATGTCCAGCCGCGGTACTTGGTTGAATCCTGCGTCTTTGTTTCTGTTCACTGTTTGGCCTCCGTTCCTTCTGCTTTCTTAGTTCCTTCGGCTTCGGCCTGCTTTTCTTTGTAGATGCCCAGATTTTTCGCCCATTCGACTGTGCCAAACGATGCAATAAATTTATCGACATCGTTATCAAATTTGAGCTTGATGTCTTTCGGCACCTCTTCCCAAATCTGTTCCGCCCTCAGCATGATGTTTTGGAGTTCCGCCAGTGTCTGCGGTGCTTCGGTGTAGTCTTGGATTCCGTTTCCCATGTCTGGTACGAGTCGTGCCGCAATGTCCGGATCGATGCTTGCCCGCCGGATGATGTTTTCCAGCTTGGTTTCTTCGAGATAGCTGTCGATTTCGGCCTGCTGGTCAATCGTCTGGTCAAGCCTCAGCACCTTTTCGCCTTTTTCGTTGCGTTCCCAGAGATATGTTCGCCTTACACTTTCTCCGGCCTCGGTCGGCTTCGTCGTTGCGGTCTGTCTCCAGTTACTTATTGAGCGAAATGCCATCGAAGATGTTCTCCTTTTCGTTTTCAAACAGGCCGGTTTTTTCGTCGAATTTTGCCAGCTTTACAAGCCGGTAGTCGCTTGGCGTTTTGCTCATGATGTTGTGTTCGTCGGTCAGCGCGATCTTAAAGTTACGCTCTGCCACTTTATCTTCGCGTTCGGTTAAGATGGTGATATAGCCCATCACGCAGGTGTCGAAGATGCCATATACATTGGTGCTCACAGTCGGATGCCTCCTCGCATTGCTCCGCTTCCAAGGTTGATTGCCTTGGTCTTTCGTGCGGTCTTGTTGTAGATTTTTGCGTCTTTGGTCTTGTGGACTTTACTCCTCTTTCCCATGGTTGATTTCCCTTCTGAGGATTTCCACCTCAATTTCCGTTGCTTTTGCCTTTTTACGGAATATCATGTCAAGGTAAAATTTTGCGTCGTCGTACTTTGCGGCCTGTCGTAGCAGCTTGTATGCGGCGTCGATCTCCTTGTAGGTTCGCGTCAGTTCCTCCATGAGGTTCGTATCGGTCTGGTCTCTTACGTTCCATGTTTTCATTTTTGGCCTCTCTCAGTCTCCGTTGAAGGTCTGGAACTCGTTTTCTTTGTTCTCCAACATGTGATAAATCTTGTCTAGCATAGCTAAGATCTTGCGGATTTGGTTAAACAGCGCGTTGATTTCTTTGAAGGTCAGAGCGGTTCACCTCTTTCTAAGATTATTTTGTATAAATGGCGTTTGTAAAAGATAGCACTTTCTCGCCGTTTAACTGTCTTTATTATACTAAAAAAAAAAAGGGCCTGTCAAGCCCTCTTTTCTACGTCTCTGGATTCTCTCCTTTTTATTTCTTTTTTGATTTCGTCGTATACCGTTCTGCAGTGGTAGTCTATTCGCTTGAACTTGCATTCTTCACAACGTCCGTTGCAGTGTTTCCATTCGTATTTCATTTTTTTGAGTTCTTCGGTGCTGAAATCTTTGAATGTGTTTTCCATGTTAGTTCTCCTTTTCAGTTAAGTACATTGCCACTTTTTCGACTCTTTCTAGTGAGTATAGCCCCGGGTTTCGTTTTGCGTATTCTTTTGCTCTTTGTTTTGCGTATTTTGGTTCTGCTGAGATTTTGAGCGCAATCTTTATTGTTCCGTCATCTTCAATACTTCTAAGTTCGTAGTAGTGTGTCATCTTTAGCACCTTCCTTTCTATGATTTATTCTACCATATTTTTTCGATAAAGTCAAGGTTTTTTGAAAAAAATTAGAAGAATTTTGCCTTGTAGGTCATGCGCTAGGCGCGGTGCGCCGTGCGAAGAGCATGACGCAACTTTTCGGCCAGCTGCCGAGCTGCCTCTAATTGCGTTTTCAACACTTTCAACAAGTTTTCCACTAAAAGTTGCACAAATGGTTTTGTGCATTTTGCTACACTTTCAACAATTCAACAACTTATCCACAAGAGTATCAACATTAAAATCAGTAAAAAAATATCGTTCCAAGGATAATTATTCATTGTTATCAACATTTCAACACTCCCTACTACTACGACTACAACAAATAAATAATAAATAATAATAATCACGCGCGCATGTGCGCGATTTCGTGCGCGTGCGTGCGTGTTCCAATAAATGGTAAAAATACTCAGCCAAGTAGCTTACTTGATAGTTACTTGGCTGAGTGACACCAATGTGTCAAAATACGCCTTTGGCTTTGCTCATCTTTTTGGACATGGATGCTTCTTTGTCCTTTAGTTGCTCTGCGTATGGTTTATCGGTTTCCGCGTTTCTCTCGATTAAGGACGCTATGGCTTTTTCCTGCCGATATTTTTTGATTCTCCATGCTTTTTCGGGATTTTCAGCTTCCAGTTTTCGCCAGTAGTATTCTGGGATGGCTGCTCTCTTGCCGTTGGTGAGCTGTATGTATCCCTGCTGCCAGAGTTTTTCTTGGTGCTCTTGGAACCATTTGTCTCCAAGTCCCGGTTTTCGGCTCATTGTGCAAAATGGTGGTATTAAACCCATTTTTTGGTAACGCTTTTTGTCGTTGCCGTACAGTTTTTTGGTCACATACCCCGCAACGTAATTATATGTCTCTGGTGTTGCCTGTGCGATGTCGACTGCCCCTTGTCCCCAGATTTTTATCAGCTTATCACTTGTGTAATGACCGTGTCTTGACAGCTTGTGTATTGGTTTTAAGTCGTCAGGGTGCCATCCATATAGTATC